TGGGGTGCTGTCCCCACTAAAAGCTGCGGCTGCGGACCCTCTTGGAAGCTCAGAGGGTACATTTTCATTACTGTTTTTAGTGGCGTATGGATAATTGTCAGCGTTTCCGCCAAGCCACTGATCATTAGTTCCCCAACCCAATTTGTGCTCGTGTAGTGGATTAAAATTAAAACTAAAATTAACCATTCTAGGATACATAAGAGGCTCTCCCCCACCATTATTTGGGTCAATAAGGTAGCCATTAGCCGTATCCATCGTAATTGACAAGTTGGTCATATAACCCAGCAAGCCAGCGCCCGGTGTTGCAGAATTGCAAATAAGATTTGCAAATTTTACTCTAACCAATGGAGCGCCCACTATGGCTTCATTTGGGGCTAGTCCAGATGCTGCATCTACTAGTGCACCGAGGCCCAACATATCATTGGAGCCAAAAGTCTTATAAACAGGGTAAAGGTTTCTGACTAAGGTACCCAAAGATAAAAAGTTGGCGTTAGCGTCATTAATATCTTGGTTTGGAACTTTAAAACTAAGAGAAATACTTCTAGTTGTGTTCCTGTAAATTGGAATTGGATCCGCTCTTCCGTATACAGATTGTGGATTCCAATTTGAACTAAACGAATCATTGTGGCTTACTAAAAAGGCGGGAATTCTTAATCTTACTCCTTTCTCTGTTACCGGGAATGAAAAAACAACATCAGAAAATGGAAAGGCGTTTCTAATTTCCTGAATCGCATCTTCAGTTGTTCCCTCCGATGGATTTTTTTCTGTTGTATTCAGTGGCACAGTATTAGCCGCATTCACATTTGCATTAAATCTGTCAATGTTTCTATTCCATATACCTTGATATTTTTTAAGTGTATCTAACATTATTATTATTTTCCATTGTTATCATGTATCTTTTACCCTTGCTCTAATCTCTCTTGCTACTATAGTGGCAAATTCTTTCACTTGCTGATTTGTAAACAACATCGCTGCTGCGGGACCAGCGGCGGCGCTAGCAGCGGCGGCGCCGGCACCAGCGCCGGCTGCTGTTCTGACGGGGCCTGCTTTGCCGGCGACTTCGCCCAGCATTCCAAGAACGTCACCAATAGTTGTATTGGCTGTTGCATCGATACCCTGCTTCTGAAGTGTTTTTGCTGCTCGTGAACCAATTTTAGCCTGCATTGTGAACAAATCCGTGGCCCTACCCGCAAAAGCGCCCGCAAATTTGTCTACTTCATCTACAATTGCCATGGCAGCGGCTTCTTTTTTTGGCTGAATTCGTTTATTAATTTCCAAAAGAATCTCGCTAAAGTTATTCAAAAGAGGGTTTAATTTTGCGATAATCTTACTTCGCCTGAACGCTAAGAGATTTAGTCTCTCCTGCGTTGCCGTAGAGACGTTTAAAGCATTAACTCTTGCTGCCATTTGAGCTTCTTCAGCACGCCCAACTGGGCTGATAGCTCCAAGTGTGCCACCTCTGCCGCCTCCCTCAGCGCCTAAAGCCCTGATTGTTTGGAGATCTCCTAAGCCGGATGCTGCCAAAGAGCGCATAATTAAACGACCCTCACGACCGCCCATGTTCCTTGCTCTACTCAAAGCCTCTCTTGTCTTTTTGGAAATGTAGTCCATTCTTTCTCTGGGTCCCATTTCCTGCAAGGCAAGTGCGTTAAACTCCATGCCAAGGGCTGAGAATGTCTGATTTAATCTTGCACCCATTTGTTGGGCGCCCTGAATTGTATCAAACTGGGTGGCAATACTATAAAGTTTATTGGCTTCCATCCCCATGCGGCGGGCCATAACCTGAAATTGCATGAAAGATTGATTCATTTGGGCAGGATCTAAGAAATCCATAAACGATCCAATACTTTTTGAATAACTGCTAACAACCTCTTGGACGCTCTGACCAGTCTGTCTTGCGAAAGACACCAAGGTTCTCCTTGTTGTATCCAACTGATCGGCTGTCATGTCCAGATTAGTTGTCAATGTTGATACTAATTGAGCAGATGCCTTGGTATCAACGCCAAAAGCTTTCAATCTAGCAGAAAAATCCACCAAGCCTTTAATATTGTCTCTGTATATCGGTAGGAGCTTTACATTCTCTTGTGAGAACTCTTTAGTGGCTTTAAGCACTTCTTTATACCCAACGCCAAAGTTAGAGGTCTCCATGGACAAATCAAGAACAGCGTTTCTTGTTTTGTCTAAGTTTTTAATAAAATCTTCGTTAAGGGTGCTGGCCTCCTTTAAAGTCTCATTAAAGTTTACTATTTCTATTGGAAGGGCGCCAAAGATTTTTTCGAGACCTTCCAGCGTCTTGATGCCGGCGTAAAATTCTGAGAGCTTGCCAGACGATGTTTCTATAGCGCCGCTTAATGCTTTAAATTTTGCTTCCGCTTCTGCAACTCGCCCAGTGGCTTTTTTTATTTTCTCTACCATATTATAAATAGTCGCTACTCAATATTGCCTTTTGTTTCTGACATTTTAAGAGTTTGTTCTATTATCCACCTCCTTAATGACACTGGCAAACAGTACAATTCACCAAAAGACCAATTATAATCTTTCATAAGTCTTAAGAAAATTTTGTAAACATTAACTATATAATCACTGTTCAGGGTAAAAAAAGTTCAAGCCAACGGGCACACCTCCTTTGTTGATAGTTTCACAATTTGAGCACTCGGCCTCAAAAGTAAAATCAACACCCGGTAGCGCGGCAGCATAATTTTTCATAAAATACTTTGAATCTCTTAAAGGCATGTTTTTTATAAAACTGCTAATAAATAATGGATCTTGGTTATCATTAACTGAGATGAAAATTTGACGATATCTTTCAATTAACACCTCTTCTGGAAGATTGTGCTTTTTCTTTTGTTTTATTCTTTTTTGTACTTCGATATCGTCTCTACCAGCTAGAACCTTTGCTTTGACAACAGCTTTTGTCATTGGCAAAGTTAGCACTATGCCGCCATCTTCACTAATTTTCTGAAAGTCAACGTCAAAATGTTTAATTTCATTTAAATTAACGGCTTCAACATTTTTTTGCTCACAATTTGTGCAAACATATTCAAACTCATAATTTTCACCATAAGCGTTTGATCTACAAGCAATTTGCAAAGCAGTCTTATCACAATTTAACAAAGAATCAACCTTAATATTTCTATCAAGAAGAACCGATTCTAGAACCTTGTCCAAAACAACTCCCGCTTTAACAAAAGACTCGTTTAAAAGAATATCCTCTTCCTTTGTCGTCATATATTTTATTTCTATCGCTTCTTTCCCTTTTAGCGGATGACCTTCGGGGTACAAAAGACCCCTAGACGGCAAGTCTACTAACATGGTCGGTGGCGTATACTGACTGCCACCTTGCGCTTGAGCCATTGCTCGTAGCAAGTTTTCATCAATTTTTGGGTTTGTCATATTTCCTCTTATTTTTTATAAACTTTGAACTTCTGCACGGGCGGCAGAACCGAAGACGCCTGTGGCGCCCTTGACCTCTAGTGTCGCAAAATCATACTTTACAGACACGTCTATACTCGTTGTACCATCTTGTTCATAAGACAAGTTTGATGGTTTAACTGAAGTTATAAACGCGCCGTGTAGGGTCCATATTTCTACTACTTGGCCTTCATCATCTAATGACTTTATTTTAACCGGTCCTAAAGATTCTTTTAATACCGATTTTGATAAATCTTTTCCGTATCTTTTATTTTGTTCATTTAAAATTGGAGATACGCGGCTTAATTCAGTCGGTGGATCCCAACCATAATCAACTAACTTTCCATAAAATAAGCCAAGAATACTAGTAAAAGTGTAACCATCAAATAACTCTCTAATGGAAAAAGTAATTGGATCCCAAGTAATGTTGGTGGGATATGAAAAGTTCCAATTCAACAATTTGGCATCCTGCGTTTGTATAGTATATGATGGGCGTGCAACATTGACTATATAAGCCACGTCAACACCCCGTAATTCCAAGAAAAAACGATATGGGGACTGTAGGTTGCCTTCTGCAAGAACTGCGCCTCTGGGGCTAACACCCTCGGCTGGAAGTCCTCTTTCATGCGAGCCAACAACACCTACGCCAAATTTATTTAAAGAACTTTTGTTATTTCCAAATCCCATTACTATAAATAGATAAAATTATTTTTTATTAACCAATAGTAATTAAGTCTTGATTGATCTCTAAATCGGCCCAGTCATAAACAATACTGACTGAGATATTTAGCAACTCTTCTGAATTGTAATCTAAATCATCATGAGATACTTTGGTAATCCAAGCATTATTTAACGTCCAAGTTTCAGCAATGACGCCATCGGCGTTAAGGGCCTGAATTTGTATTGTACCTAAATTGCCTTGTACAAATTTTCTTTTTGAAATTGAAAATCTGTGGTTTTCATTATCTCCAGCCCATTGCGAAGGTGATCTGTATCCTGCTTGAGTAATTACGTTTAAAAGTCTCCTAGAAGCGTCGAAATCAATTGGGTCGACCAAGCTGACTTCAATATTATCCCAAGTAACTCTACCGGGAAATTTAAATTCGTGACCTAGGAAGTTGTGCTTTCCACCCTGAGAGACGTTAATGTTTGGTCTACCAGAAGTGCGCACTACCCATGCAGGAACATCTCCTAAAATCAAAATAAATTTAAATTTTCTTTTAGGTTCGATTCCTGCTGATGCCCATGGTGGTAAATTTGTTGCTTGTGGCATTTATTATATTCTCCTTTTAGTCTTCGAATGAAGCTCCAGTGTTGGTAATAATGAAATCAACTGCGATAAACTCAATGGCTCTAGCTGGCTTTAAGAATACCTTTGCGTACAGAATGTTTTGGTCGATTAAGTCTGGGGTGGTGGTGGTTTTATCTAAAACCAACTTGTAATCCGTTAGACCAAATCTTGCCTTAACATCAGATAGGAA